GTATTTGTGCCAAGCAGCAACTGCACTCAATCCACTTTGCGGGCCATTGCCAATCATGTCTAAACCCAATATCGAACGCGCTTTGCGGGACATCCTCACGGGGCCGGAGCGTAAGAGCGCAGCCGAAAAGCTCGGGTGGGACCCGTCCGAGGTCAGCCGCTTCCTAAGCGGTCAGCGCGGTGTTCTGATCTCCGAGATCGACCGAGCGATCGAAATCGCCGAATACGCACTGGTCAGCCGACCGTATCTCGACGCCATTGCCACCCTGTGCAAAGTCGGTGCAGCCTGCGAATGTGCGCGTGCCGGCGCTGGTGAATGCGGTTCCCGCCGCTGAGGTAGGCCATGAAGCCGAACGATCCCCTCAGGTTCGACAAGGCGCAGCAGCAATTTGCTGAGGCGCACCGTGTCGCTCGCAAGATGGCGAGCCAGGGCGCAACCAAGAAGCGAGTCCACAAGTGGGCTGAGTCGATGCTTGCCGCGCTCAAGGCGCCTCGGGGATAGGCACATGCGCGAATACAGCAGGGTCGGCCCGAAGTTCTGGCTGGGCAAAACAGGTAAGGAACTACGCAAAGCCGGTGCGGAAGCGCAGGTCGTTGCCATGTATCTCATGACATCACCTCACGCGAACATGCTTGGCCTCTATTGGGTGCCAACCATGTACATAGCTCACGAAACTGGCCTTGGCATGGAAGGGGCATCGAAGGGGCTTCAAAGGGCCATCGAAGCAGGGTTTTGTGAGTACGACGAGGCTTCGGAGGTGGTGTGGGTCTACGAGATGGCGCGGTTCCAGATCGCCGATTCACTTGTGGCCACAGACAAGCGGTGTATTGGCATCCAGAACGAGTACAACTCGCTCCCCGCTAACCCTTTCCTGGCGCGGTTTTTCGCCAAATACAGCGTGGCTTTCAACATGGCAAAGCAGCGCGGAAACACAAGCCCCATCGAAGCCCCTTCGGAGGGGCTTGGAAGCCAAGCACAAGCACAAGCGCAGGAACAAGCGCAGGAACATATTCCTAACCCTGACGGGTTAGGTGTCGCCAGCGAGGCTGGCAACGATTCTCATGCCGGCACGAAGCACGTCAACTGCCCGCATCAGGAAATCATCGAGGCGTATCACGAACTGCTGCCTGCAAGCCCGCGCATGCGGGACTGGACACCGGCCCGTCAGGCGCAGCTGAGAGCGCGGTGGAACGAGGATCGTGACCGGCAAAACATCGACTACTGGCGCCGGCTGTTCGCCTACGTGGCTGAAAGCCGGTTTTTGACTGGCCGCACCAGCTCGAACGGCCGAGAGCCGTTCCACGCCAGCCTGGACTGGATCGTGAAGTCGGAGAACTTCGCCAAGATCCGTGAAGGCCGCTACCACAAGGAGGCTGCATGACCGCCCGCGAGGATTTCGTGGTGCCGCACAGCGTCGAAGCCGAACAGGCCGTGTTGGGTGCGCTGATGATGCAAAACGACGCGCTTGACGCGGTAGGCGACCTGGCGCGCGAGCATTTCTACCGTGCAGACCATGCCGCAATCTTCGCCCAGATCTGCGAACTGGTCGCCTCGCAAGTTGGCGCTGATGCCTTGACGGTATTCGAGCGCTTCCAGGCTAAGGGGCAAGCGGAACAGGTAGGCGGCCTCGGCTACCTGCAATCGCTGGTGCTGAACACCCCGACCGTGGCGAATGTCGCCCGATACGCGGCCGTTATCCGGGACAAGGCAACCAAGCGCCAACTGCTGGTTCTGTCGTCGGACTTGCAGGACATGGCGACCGGCCCGGATGAATCCCGTATCGTGGTTGACCGAGTGCAGGCCCGTTTGGAAGGAATGGCACAAGAGCGTGCTCGGTCAGAGCCAGTCATGGCTTGCGAGGATCTTGGCAACTACTTCGACCAGTTGCAGGCAGAGGTGGAAGGAACCATATCCGCCGTTCCCACCGGGTTTCGTGACCTTGATGAGAAGCTGGGCGGGGGGCTACGCGGCGGTGAACTGGTGATCGTTGCTGGCCGGCCAGCGATGGGCAAGACGGCCTTTGCGCTGAATATTGCCAATGCTGTTGCGGAAACGGGCGGCGCGCTGGTGCTCTCGATGGAAATGCCCAAGGCACAACTCCACCAGCGGAATGTGGCAATGCTCGGCAAGATCCCGCTGAACCATCTTCGGCTGCCTGCCAACATGACCAACCAGGACTGGGACAACGTGACAGAGGCGACGAAGCATATTGCTTCGCTGCAGTTGTGGCTGGACGACCAGCCCGGTCTGACGGCGTTGGAAGTGCGCGCCAAAGCCAGACTGGTGAAGCGGAAAAGCGGCCTCAAACTGTTGGTCGTCGACTATCTCGGCCTGATGACGGGTGGCCCCAGCGAGAACCGCAACCAAGAAGTCGGCAGTTATTCGCGCGGGCTCAAGGCGCTGGCAAAAGAGCTGGACATCCCAGTCATTGCGCTGGCCCAGCTTAACCGCGGGCTGGAAAACCGCCAGAACAAGCGCCCGACCATGGCAGACCTACGGGATTCGGGCGAGATTGAGCAAGACGCCGACATCATCATGTTCCTGTATCGGGATGAGGTCTACAACCCGAACACCCAGGCTAAGGGCGTCTGTGAGGTTCTGGTGGAAAAGCAACGGATGGGCGAAACCGGAATGGTGCCGCTCAACTACCAAGGCGAATTCACGCTGTTCACGAACCTGGCGCGCGGGTATATGCCACCGCCTCAGATCGAGCCGCGCCGCACGTTCCGGGATGACCTATGACCGACGCCCAGTTCGAATCGATCATGACTTGCGCTGATCCGGAGCCGGACTGCTGGTGCGAAACATGCCGCCCCATCACCATTTCCGACATGCGCATGGTGCTGTGCCCCACATGCGGCAACAAACGCTGCCCGCACGCCAGTGACCACCGGAACGCATGCTCTGGCCGCAACGAGGTCGGGCAAAAGGGCATTCCATGGGAAAACGTCAAGCCATGGAAGCCCGCAGAAACGGGTACGGCGCACGCATCGCGCGCGAGCACGATCCTCGCCATCGATCCCGGCACGACGGAAAGCGGCTGGTGCCTCTACCACACCGAGAGAGGCATCTTGGGTGCCGGCGTAAAGCCGAACGATTTCATTCTGGACGAGATCCGCTATCAGCCTGTCGATCACCTGGCTATCGAGATGATCGCTTCATACGGAATGGCTGTCGGTCGAGAGGTGTTCGAGACCTGTGTGTGGATTGGGCGCATGGTCGAGACCTTCCGGTATCCCAGCGCCGTGCGTCTGGTCTACCGCCGCGACGTGAAGCTGCACCTGTGCGGCAGCCCGCGCGCCAAGGACGCAAACATTCGCCAGGCGCTGCTCGACATGTTCCCAGCTACTGGCGGAGGCAAGACGCCACAGATCGGTACGAAGCTCTGTCCTGGCCCCCTGTACGGCGTTTCGTCGCACGCATGGGCGGCGCTGGGCGTGGCCGTGACAGCGGCGCATCAGATGAAGGAGGAGACATGACCAGCGACCGAGAATTTGACTTGGCTTGCGCGGCGGCATTGATAGCGCCTGGCTACGAGATTGCCGCCGCGATGCAACAGAACGTGTTGCACATCATGGAACAGCAACTGAAACGGGCGCGAGACGAGAAACAGATGGCCGAGGCCAATGCAGAACACTACCGTCTGCGCGCTGAGTACGCGGAGAAGCGTTTGCAGCAGCTGACTACAACCGATCCGTTGTAAATCGGAAATACAACCTTTGTGATGTAGGGAGAGAACATGGGCATCGAGGAACTTGCGCAGGCCATGCACGACGCGGCGATCCGATACGCGAACGGGCACACCGTGGACTTCCAGCACGAGGCGCGGGAGTTCGTTCTGAAGCATGACAAGGCAGAGCAAGAAGATGCCGCCATGTTCCGCTGGCTGGTCGGAGGTTTCCGCACGTGCTCAGTAGACATCGGCGGCCAGCATTCGTATGCACCAACCGGGCCTGTGATGCGCTTGCGGGGGCCGTCATTCCGCCAAGCTATTCGCGCCGCCATGTCCAACGACCAAGGCACTGAGCCATGACCACGCCCAAGATCACCAAGTGCCCGAGCACGAAGTACCAGGAATACCGCGCTGACAAGGCACTGCGCATGGCTCAGGAGCGCGCGAGGCAATCGCAACCGCCGATGATGTCGCTGGCGTCGAAGGTGCCGAACTACCGGATTGGAGAGTGACATGACCACCACGCAAATCGTGATCCTCGCAATCGTAGCGATCGGCCTCCTGTGCGTTGGCCTGATGGGCTGGGGCCTGTGCATGGCCGCAAAGCTGGGCGAGGACGACCCGGAACAGCCTTACGCCGACGCGGACGGGGAAACGACACCCAGCCGGCACCAGTGGAAGAACGCCGGGGCCAAGGCGTTTCACGCGGAGTAGGCGATGAGCAGATTCAAATTTTCCGCGATGGATCCGGGCGAGATCGAATTCACGCTGACTGCGACGCTAACGCTGAACGAGTGGCAGAAGATCCGCGCTGTCCTAGAACCTCGCCACTACGGACCGACCGGGTGGCTTGACGAAGCCATTTCCTTCATGGTGCGCCAGGCTCAGGAGTCGTACGGCTTCACGCCGGCCACTCCGCTGGAGGACGGAGAATGAGCCCACTCTATTGGCCCGCACTGGCCTGGTACATCGCCGCTTCCTTCATCCTCGGGCGCGGCAGGACGAAGGAGAACGACTGATGCGAGTCTGGGTGACATTCGAGACCGACGAAGGCTTCAAGAAAGAGCGCGTGCCAGGCGGCGTCTGGACCGACGACTACGCCTACGTGCAGAAGAACTCCCCGCGCTGGAAGTGGGAGGAACGCACGATGGTTGAACTGCCGGCTGGCGTGGTGCTGCAGAGATTGCCGAACAATGCAGTCCAAGAATAAGGCGCGCCCAACCGTTGCGGAGCAGCAGCACATCCTGCGCATCAAGAGCATGGACTGCGGCTGCTGCGGTGCGGCCGGCCCGAGCGAGGCCCATGAGATCGAGCAGGGAATGTGGTGGACCTCTCTCCCGTTGTGTCCTGACTGCCATCGGGGCAGCTTCAACGGGATCCACGGTCAGCAGCGCATGTGGAAGGTGCTGAAGAAGGACGAAATGTCGGTGTTGAACGACACCATCCGGTTGTTGATGGAAGATTGAACGGGGAGCGGGAAATGTACACAGCAACGCCAACGAAGCCGGTAGAGAGACAGTCGGCCCTTGCCGCGTACAGATACGACGCGCTGGACGAACTCCTGTACGACTGGTTCTGCCGGGAGCAGGGCTACCAACCGGTGGAAGGTTACGCCCGTACGGCGGTGGCTTGCGACCAGTCGGTAAGCTCGCGCCAGTGGGACAGCATCGAGGAAGTGCTGGAAAGCCGCGTGGAGGCGTTCGTGATGCCGACTATCGCGTCAGCCATCGATGAACTGGACGGTGATGACCGGCTCGCAATCATGATCGAGATGCGCAACCGGATGGGGCCGCAGGTCTGGCGCAATCCTCGGGTGGGGGCGAATCAGCCGGCCGCGTACCAAGCGGCTAAGCTGGCGGTTTCTGTGATCCTGAGGCGTAAGGGGGTGGAATGGTAAGCCCAACGATTGGATTTGCTTTCGGGTTGGTGGTGGGCATGATTTTCATGGCGTGGCAATGCCGCGACCGGTAAGGACTTGTAAACCACTTTGTTTTGTTCTATGATCCCGCGCAGAGGGGCGAATTGTCCCCAAAAACAGCCCGGAAGCGAGAAATCGCCCGGGCTTTTTGCTTTCCAAGGCGGTGTAGCTCAGTTGGTAGAGTAGGAGGCCCATAACCTCTCTGTCGCTGGTTCGAGTCCAGCCACCGCAACCCGTCTCCTCCACGATGGCGTGAACCGCCTCGTTCCAGCCGCCTTCGGGCGGTTTTTTTATTCTCCGACGCCATGCCATCTACTGGGATCGAAACCAAGCTGCTTACCGACCGCAGCGGCCCCAGCACGCGTGTGCGCGTCGATCCCGGACAGACCGGGTTCTTTGCCGGGCGCTTCTTCCGAAGCTATCTGGAATCCGTGATCCCGGTTGCCGGACCTTCCGTAAGTGCGCGCCTGACCAGCCCGGTCGACTTCATCCTCTGGAGCCAGGTGCTGACGCTTACCCAGGGTGCATTGCGCTGCGAGATCTTCCCGCTTGCAACTGGCGTAGTTCCGGCTGGATCGTGGACACAACTGCCGGTGATCGGCGTGAATCGCATGTCCGAGCGGCCGACCTACAACGGCGCTCAATATGCCGCGCTCACCACGCTGGAGACGGGCGGAAGCTTCACGGGCGGTACTGCGACCGATCTGCTGATGGTCCGGGCAGCCGGGCAGAATGGCCAGGCCTCGAACGTCGGCATCTCGCAGTCTGAGCGTGGTTTGCCGGCTGGCACCTACTACATCCGATTCAGCACGCTTGCTGGTGGCCTGACGGTCAATGACGCAGCTCAGATGGTCTATGCCATCGAGTGGGAAGAACGCGTGCCGAATCTGAACGGGGCGCAGTGAATCTGCCATGTCAGACACTAAACAAGTGACAAATACTGTCACCCGCAAGCCTCCTGCAGCTGGAAAGGGTAGGCCGAAGGGCGCCGTGAACAAGACTACGCGCGCGGCCAAGGATGCGATTGCCCAGGCTGCCGAAGCGCTGGGTGGTGCGGAGCGGCTCACCGAGTGGGTAAAGGAAGACCCAGCGAACGAGCGCGTCTTCTGGGGCACGATCTACCCGAAGTTGCTGCCGCTGCAGTTGACCGGCCAGGACGGCGCTCCGATGCAGTTCGAGAAGGTGGTGCGGGAAATTGTCGACCCTTCGAATAAAGACGCCTAGGGTCTTTGCGCCACTGCTGCAGTCCGCTCGTTATAAGGGCGCACACGGCGGCCGAGGATCTGGCAAGTCCCACTTTTTCGGGGAGTTGTGGCTAGAGGAAAACGTCAGCGAAAAGCTCGATTTCGTCTGTGTGCGGGAAACGCTGAAGTCGCTGGAGTTCTCGGTAAAGAAGCTGCTGGAATCGAAGATCGAGGCGTTCAACGCCGGGGACTACTTCGAGGTGCAAGACCGTCGCATCCTGTCAAAGAAAGGCGGCGTGACGATCTTCGAGGGTATGCAGAACCATACGGCCGAGTCGATAAAGTCGCTCGAAGGCTTTGACCGGTCGTGGTTCACAGAGGCGCAAAACGCCACTGACAAGAGTCTGACGATTCTGCGGCCGACGATCCGCAAACCTGGCTCACAGCTCTGGTTCGACTGGAATCCGGATCTGGCGACTGATCCGATCGACAAGCTACTGCGCGGGCCTGTGGTGCCTCCTGATGCCATCGTAGTTCAGGCGAACTACATGGATAACCCGTGGTTGCCGGATGAACTGCGCGCGGAAATGGAGTTCGACCGCTCGCGCGATATGGACAAGTACGAGCATGTGTGGCTCGGAAAGTACCGGCAGAGCAGCCAGGCGCGAGTGTTCAGGAACTGGACCGTCGAGGAATTCGACGTCGATCCGACAGCGGTTCTCAGGCAAGGCGCGGACTGGGGCTTCAGCATCGATCCAACGGTGCTGATTCAGTGCTACATCGTCGGGCGCAAGCTGTACGTGCCATACGAAGCTTATCGCGTTGGCTGCGAGATCGTGGACACGCCAGATCTGTTTATGTCGGTGCCGGACGCCGAGAAGTGGTCGATTACGGCCGACTCGGCGCGACCCGAAACGATCAGCCACCTGCAGAAGCATGGATTCCCGAAGATCCGGCCTGCAATCAAGGGGGCAAGGTCACTGGAAGAAGGCGTCGAGTTCCTTAAGTCGTTCGACATCGTGGTGCATCCGCGGTGCAAACATCTCATCGACGAACTGACGCTATATCAATACAAGCAAGACCCGCTGACGAACGAGGTTCTCCCGGTCCTAGAGGACAAGAACAACCACGTCATCGATGCGTTGCGCTATGCCTGTGAAAGTGCTAGGCGAGCCATGAATGTGAAGCGCAAGGAAGAAACGCCCAAACGGGAACGCGTGCCGGCCGTAGCTGGCGGATGGATGAGCTAAGAGAATGGCCAACGAAAACTCTGACGACAAACTGGTAGCAGAGGCGAAGAAGCGGTTCGCCCGTTGCCAGGACGCCGAAAGCGATTTCCGCAAGCTGTTCTTGGAAGACCTGCGCTTCGCCCATGGGGACTCGGACAACGGCTACCAGTGGCCAGACCTGATCCGCAACTCGCGCCAATTGGAAAAGCGGCCTTGCCTGACGATCAACAAGACGATCCAGCACAACCGCCAGATCACGAACGAGACGCGGCAGAACAGCCCGGCCGTGCGCGTGCAGCCGGTTGATGGTGGTGCAGATCGCAAGACCGCCGACATCCTGAACGGCATCATTCGACACATTGAAGCCAATTCGTCGGCCGATGTCGCCTATGAAACGGCATCGGAGTTCGCTGTCGACGCTGGGATCGGTTACTGGCGCGTGACGACTGACTATGTCAGCGATGACTCGTTCGACCAGGAAATCTATATCCGGCGCGTCAAGAACCCGTTGATGGTCTATCTGGACCCGGATATTCAGGAGGCCGACGGCTGCGACGCCAACTTCGGCTTTGTGTTCGAGGACATCACAAAGGACGAGTACGAGGCGCGTTTCCCTGGACAAGAGGTCGTCAGTTGGCCAATGGATGGTCAGGGCGACGAATGGCTGCGCTCTAACATGATCCGCCTGGCTGAGTACTTCCACGTTGTCGAGAAGAAGGACACGCTGGTCGCCGACGAGATGGGCAACGTGATCCGCCTGGGCGATCTGGCGGAGGAGCAGCGCGAGGCGGCCAAAGCTATGGCGACGCGCACCCGGACGGTGAAGCGCCGGGAAGTTAAGTGGGATCTCATCGCGGGCGACAAGGTGCTGGAGCGGAAGGATTGGGCCGGCACATACATTCCAATCGTCCGCGTGGTGGGCGAAGAAGTCGACATCGACGGCAAGACGGAGCGCAAGGGACATACCCGGCACGTCAAAGACCCGCAGCGGATGTACAACTACTGGTCGTCGTCGGCCACTGAGTTTGTGGCGCTTCAGGGCAAGACGCCGTATGTTGGCCCGGCAGCGGCGCGCGAAGGCTATGAGGCGTATTGGAACACCGCGAACACGGCGAACCACTCGTATCTGCCGTTTAATCACGTCGACAACGAAGGCAACCCGATCCCGCCGCCGCAGCGTCAGCAGCCCCCGGTGATGGCCGCAGCCTACATGCAGGGTATGCAGGTAGCTGCCGAAGAGATGAAGATGGCTACGGGCCAATACGATGCCTCAATGGGCGCTCGCTCAAACGAGACAAGTGGCCGCGCCATCCGTGCGCGCCAGGCTGAAGGCGACGTGGCGACGTTCCATTTCATCGACAACCTATCGCGTGCGATCCGCTACACCGGAAAGATTCTCGTCGAGTTGATCCCGAAGATCTACGACACGCCGCGCGTGGTCCGGATCTTGGGAGAGGACGGCAAGGAAGATACGGTGAAGCTCGACCCGAATCAGCCGCAATCTGTGGTGGAGCGCAAGAACGACATGACGGGCGCCATCGAGCGTATCTACAACCCAGGTGTCGGTCGTTATGACGTAACGGTGGCCGTCGGTCCGTCCTATACGTCGCGCCGCGCAGAAGCCTTCGACGCAATGACGCAAATGGTGCAGGGCAACCCGCAACTGATGGACAAGGCCGGCGACCTGATCATGAAGGCCGCAGACTTCCCAATGGCCGAGGAACTATCTGAGCGTCTGGCAAAGTTCCTGCCGCCTGGCGTGGCGGACGACCAGCAATCGCCGGAAGTCGCCAAGCTGAAGCAGGATCTGCAGCAATGCCAGGCGCAATTGCAGGCACTCGGCGCGGAGTACAACAAGGCAGTCGAATCGAAGGACAACGACGCGCAGAAGATCCTGACGGACAAATACAAGGCCGAGACCGAGCGCCTGAAGATCATCGCGCCGACGCTTGGACCGGAACTGGCCGCAGCGATTGCAGCCGAGTTTGGCATTCAGGTGCTGGCGTCCCCAGACATCTACCCGGGTGGTCAGCCCGACATAGACATGCAGCAAGAGCAACCCGCTTCGGCGGGTTTTTTTTCGCCCCCAGATTCCGCAGGCCAACCGGCCCCGGATCAGATGCCCGTCTAGGGCAGACAACCGTACCGGCGCGTATCACCGGGCTAAATCCCTTGGGAAACCATGAGCGAAGAAACGCAAGACGTCACTCCGACGGGCGCCGAACAGGCCGAACAGGTGCAAGAGGTCGAAAC